GGGGGGGCCCCTGTGAGATACAGAGTAATATGTATATAGGCTCATAGACACATGAGAAGGAAAATAGGGGAGGAGGGTATAATTAGGAGTAACGGGGTATAACGGGGAGTAGTAAGGCAGACCTAATATCCAGACAGTCAATGTATATTTAATAGCTCGGAAGTAGGATCTGTAGACCAAACAGACTGTATTACACTAGTAGACATAATATAGGTTGACTTCTGTCTCCAAATGTGTTATAATAAGGACTTAAGACGCTTAGGTACTCTTTAGAGTTAATACTTAAAGATATAAAAATAATAAGAAGTATTGCACTAAAGACTACTTAAGCAAGTATACGGGTAGAGCTGAATCACTAAAGTGATCATTACAATATCGCAACTACTCAATTAGATGTCTATATCTTTATTGATGTCTGTATGTCTACACACACTTACAATTAGAATCCCCACATTCTTAACTGTGGCCAAGAGTCTATATCCCAATGAGCAATGAAGAAGAACTGAATATCAGTCCACGCACTGGTAAGCCTAAGAATAAACACAAGGGCAGTCCACTACTATACAAAGGTATGCCTCCTCTTAATCCAGCAGGTAGGCCCAAAGGAAGTGTAGGCAAATACACACAGCTCTCTAGAGAACTTATGTCTGAGAGAGGCCCTGAGATAGTCAACAAAGTATTAGAGATGGCTATGCAAGGGGATACTACATGTCTGAAGATGTGTCTAGATCGTATCTTACCACCTAAGAGAGATGTTGAAGTTAAACATGAAGGTGGTCAGTCTATCAACATCACTGTAGCTCAGTTAGGCAATAAAGCTCAAGAGGCTATTGAACACGTAGGTGGTCAAGTCATTGAACATAGTCTAAAAGAAGCTACTAAGAAAGATAAGAAAGAAAGTAGTAAAGCATTCGATGTAATTGCATTGTCTGTATTAGAAGAAGATGAAGAAGACGATGAGTGATATACAAGTTAGTCTGACTCCTGCACAGATGGAGATCTTTAACTCTAAAGCTCGTTTTAAAGTGGCAGCGTGTGGTAGACGTTTCGGAAAGAGTTACCTTGCAGCATGGACTTTGCTCATCAAAGGTCTAGAATCAGAAAGCAAGGATATATTCTATATAGCTCCAACCTTTCAGCAAGCGAAAGACATTCTATGGGGATTGCTGAAGGACTTGGGCAGAGATGTGATAAAGTCTACCCACGAGAACACAGCTACGATTACTCTAATCAATAATAGAAAGATCTATTTGAAGGGTAGTGATAGACCAGATACTCTACGAGGTGTAGGTCTGGCTTATGTAGTGATGGATGAGTATGCGTTTATGAAGCCTTCGGTCTTCGAGCAGATCATTCGACCTACCTTAGCTGACGTCAAAGGTGAAGCTCTGTTTATCGGAACACCTGAAGGACGTAACCATTTCTACGATATATTTAAAGCAGCACAAGAAGATCCTGAGTGGGAAGCCTTTAGTTTTAACTCTACTGACAATCCACTCATAGATCCTAAAGAGATAGAAGTAGCTAGACGTAGTATGTCTTCACAAGCATTCCGTCAGGAGTTCGAGGCTTCATTTGAATCCTTCTCTGGTGGTATCTTCAAGGATGAATGGTTCCAAACATCTAAGGAGCCTGACTACGGTCACTACGTCATCGCAGTTGACCCTGCTGGCTTCGAGCAATCCTCTAAGGATCGTGGCTCTAAAGGCTCTAAGCTAGACGAGACAGCCATTGCAATCGTTAAGATATGTGGTGATGAATGGTGGGTAAAGGACATCCTACATGGTAGGTGGAACATCAAGAAGACATCGGAGAACATCCTTAACTCTTCTATGGATAACGAAGCATCTACAGTAGGTGTTGAAGCAGGTGCACTAAAGAATGCTATCATGCCTTATTTAGAAGACCTGATGCGTATCAATGGAAGATGGGTAGTTATCACTGATGTGACCCACGGTGGTAAGAAGAAGACTGATCGTATTACATGGTCTCTTCAGGGTCGTATGGAACACGGTAAGATTAAGTTTAATGAGGATAGGGACTGGAAGCACTTTGAAGATCAAATGATGTCTTTCCCTAGCCCACAAGTACACGATGACCTACTAGATGCTTTAGCGTATATAGACCAAGTATCAGTAGCTGACTTTACCAACTCTATCGAAGTAGAAGAGTGGGAACCAATGGACATTGAGGCAGGATATTAAATATGATGAACGAAGAAGACCAGTTTAAAGGACTAGCCTCTTGGTTGTCTGAACGATTAGAAACATGGAAAGATCATCGTGATCAGAATTACCAGAAGAAGTGGGATGAGTACTATCGCCTATGGCGTGGTATTTGGGCAGAGTCTGATAAACTACGTGACTCTGAATCTTCACGTCTAATCAACCCAGCATTACAACAGGCTGTTGAGTCTACTGTAGCTGAATTAGAAGAAGCCACCTTCGGTCGTGATAAGTGGTTCGATATTCGTGATGACATCTTAGATGAGAATCCTGAAGATGTTGTCTACCTACGTAAGGTACTACAAGAAGATCTTGAGCGTGATGGGGCCAAAGCTGCCATCTGTGAGGTTTTCTTGAATGGAGCTATCTACGGTACTGGTATAGCTAAAGTATGCTTAGAAGAGAAAACTGAGCGTGTTATAGTAGAGACACAAGTAGAAGGTACCTTAGATGGTACTACTGAACGTAGAGTAGTTGAAGTAAAAAGAATGGCAGTTCCTTTGGAAGCAGTATCCCCGAAGGAATTCATAATTGATCCTGCTGCCTTGTCTATTGATTCAGCGTTAGGAGTAGCGCAGGAGGTTATTAAACCCCGTTACCACGTTGTCAAGGGCATTGAAGCAGGGACTTATCGAGACGTTCCATTAGGAGCGAATAGTACTGGCCTACAAGACTTTGGGTTTGATCCTGAAGATGATATTGGGGCTGAAGACGACACTGTTAAGATCACTGAGTACTGGGGTTTAGTCCCAAAGCGTTACTTATCTAAAGGTGCTGATCTAGGTGTAGAGTTTGACTACGACAAAGACGAGCTAGTAGAGGCAGTAGTTACTCTAGCTAATGACAATGTAGTATTACGAGCAGAAGAGAATCCTTATTTAATGAAGGATCGTCCTTTCATCGCTTATCAGCATGATCTAGTACCTAATAAGTTCTGGGGTCGTGGTGTATGTGAGAAGGGATATAACCCACAGAAAGCATTAGATGCTGAATTACGTGGTCGTATAGACGCTCTAGCACTCACTACACACCCAATGATGGCTATGGACGCTACACGTATCCCTCGTGGTACTAAACTAGACGTTAGAGCTGGTAAAACCATCCTAACTAATGGTGATCCACGTACTATCATCCAGCCATTCAACTTCGGTCAGTTACAACAGCATACTTTCCAAGAATCTGCTGAATTAGAGCGTATGATTCAGATGGCTACTGGTGCAATGGACTCAGCGACCAGTATGGCAGGAAATGCCCGTAATGGCACTGCTTCTGGTATGTCTATGATGCAAGCAGCGTCTATTAAGCGTCAGAAGCGTACTCTAGGCAACTTCCAGTCTGGTTTTATGATTCCTTTCATCCAGAAAGCAGCTTATCGTAAGATGCAGTTTGATACAGAACGTTATCCTGTGTTGGATTATCAGTTTGTACCTTACTCTACTATGGGTATTATGGCTAAAGAGCTAGAGACTACCCAAACTGTACAATTGATGTCTATGATTCCTCCTGAATCACAAGCGTTTAACCTTCTGTTACTTTCAGTATTCGAGAACTCTAGCATAAACAACCGCGAAGAGATGATGGATGCAGTTAAGCAGATGATGCAGCCTGATCCACAGGAAGCACAGCAGAAAGAAATGCAGCAGATACATATGCAAATGGAAATGGCTGCTAAACAAGCTGATACAGAGTTAGTAGGAGCTAAGACACAAGAAACATTAGCCTCAGCGTACAACAAGCAAGCAGATGCTGCCTTGAAAGTACCTAACGATACTGATGCACAAGAACGTATCCTAGATCTACAGAAGAAAGCCATAGAACTTCAGAAGAAGCAGATGGAAGTCACTACTCTAGAGTCTAAGATTATCCGTACTATCCCTGAAATGAAGCATCTTGAATCAGAGACAGTATTGAACTTATCTAAAGCGCAACAGGCATTACGTTAATACATGAAAGAAGATAAAGAATTTTTTGATGGTAGATATCGTTTATTTGAAGTAGACGGCTGGAGGGACTTAGTTGAAGAACTAACCCTAATGGCTGAATCTTTGAATAACGTATCTACTATTAAAGATGAAAAGTCCCTATTTGAAGTACAAGGGCAACTGTCTATCCTCAATATGCTGATCACATTAGAGGAACAGACAAAACTCATCGACACGGACAACTCTATTACAACATAGGGCCTGTGTCATACAATTAACTCCACAATCTATTATATAGACGGAGAAGTAACACTATGGTAAATAACATTGTAGTTGATCCTATTGAGGATTTAGAAGTAACTGAAGACATCTCAACCTTTGAATCAGAAGAAGGTATTGAAGAAGTTGAACAGGAATCGTCATATGAAATGCCTAGTAAGTTTCAAGGCAAGAGCATCGAAGAAGTTGCTAACTCCTATGCAGAACTCGAAAAAGAGTTAGGTCGCAAGGGGCAAGAAATCGGTGAACTACGTAAACTTTCAGATGACTTTCTAAGATCTCAAACACAGGCAAATCAACAGAATGAACCTGAACCTTTAGACGAAGAAATTGATTTCTACGAAGACCCACAAGCGGCAATCCGAAGAGAAATTGACAATCATCCAAAGATTAAGGAAGCTGAAGCAACTAACACAAAGAACCGTCAAGATGCGGCTCTACAGGCAATTGCTCAGAAACATCCAGATGCTCAGACTACAGTACAATCTGCTGAGTTTCAGGAATGGATCTCCAAAAGTAAAATCCGTCAGCGCTTGTTTCAAGATGCTAACGCTTATGACTACGAAGCCGCAGACGAACTTCTAAGTAACTGGAAAGACCGCTCAATGGTCTCAAAGACAAACGAAGTAACAACTGCACAGAAGGAGGCACAAGCACAAGCGTTTAAATCAGGTAAGACAGAGAGTAGGTCATCAGGAGATTCCGTTGGAGGTAAGAAGATTTACCGTAGGTCTGACCTCATTCGTTTAAAAAACAGTGACCCTGCACGTTACGAAGCCCTCGGAGACGAGATATATCGAGCATACGCAGAAGGTCGCGTCAAATAATATAATTTATAATTAACTGGAGTTAATTCACATGGCATTAGGTACTAATCACGTAACAAAAGCAACATCAGCTACTTTCATCCCAGAATTGTGGTCTGACGAAGTAATCGCTGGTTATAAGAGCAATCTTGTACTAGCTAACTTAGTAACTCGTATGAACCACGCTGGTAAGAAAGGTGATTCAATTCACATTCCTTCACCTTCTCGTGGCGCTGCGAACGCTAAGGCTGCTTCAACTCAAGTAACCCTTAACTCACCTGCTAACAGTGAAGTAATCGTTACTATCGACAAGCATTATGAATATTCAACTATGATCGAAGACATTGTAGAGAAGCAAGCACTTTCTTCTTTACGCCGTTTCTACACTGATGACGCTGGCTATGCCTTAGCTGCACAGGTAGACGCTGATCTATTCGCTCTAGTTTCTGCACTTAACGGTGGCGTTCAACTAGGTGGTGACGGTGGTGCTACTACTGCTGACATTACTGATGCTGGTGTTCGTAAGTTTATGCTTGAGCTAGACAATGCTGACGTTCCTATGACAGGTCGTTCATTGGTGCTTCCTCCTGTTGCTAAGAGCGACATGTTGGGCATTGCACGTTTCACTGAGCAAGCTTTCGTTGGTAGTGGTTCTGCTATCAAGACTGGCATGATGGGTAACGTATACGGTGTAGAGGTGTTTGTATCTAACGCTTGTCCTACCGTAGGTACTGATCGTGTAGGCGTATTGTTGCATAAAGACGCTTTGGTTCTTGCAGAGCAACAGGGCGTTCGCTCACAGACTCAATACCAGCAGCAGTATCTTGGTGACTTGTTCACTGCTGATACTATCTACGGTGTTAAAGAGTTGCGTGACAATGCTGGCATCAGCTTCCTTGTTCCACAAGCTTAATATAGTGCGAGGCGCACTGATCTTTCATAAGCTTAACTTAGTTAAGTAGTTGATACCCAGAGGCTCCTACTAAGGTAGGGGCTTCTTTTTACTCATTATCATTAGGAAATTATATGCCCATCTACTCTTATAAGTGCGAAGACGACCATATCACAGATCACTTATGCCCCATGTCCGAGCGTACCGTACCAAAAGTATGTAAGTTCTGTAGAGAAGATGCGCATATGATTATCACTCCTGTTAAGGTCTCCCTAGATCCAACTGATCCAGCTTTTGCTGGTACGTACATGACTTGGGAACGTAACAGAGCAAAGCAAATGAAGCAAGAAATACGATTAGAAAAGAAAAGGGAGGGCTAGTCTATCTTCGGTTTTCCTGTAGAAGTCATCACCATGATTCTAAGCACCGTAGGTGGTGCTGTAATGAAGATGTGGTCACAGTCACAGTCTGATAAGGCTGATCATCAAAATGCTCTCACACAGCGATTCTCGGACTCTGAGGGTAGTGTATCTAATGCACGTAACTACCAGAACGCTAATGCACAATGGATTAGACGTTTCTTAGTTGTTTCTTTCATGGCTATGGCTGCTTT